CAACACGGGTGCGTGACCAGCCCGTGCCGTCGCGGCCCTTAATCATGTTGCCGTTAACCATGCGCGACAATGGCGTTTTAACAGGGATAAACGAACGCGCAGCATTGACAAGTCGAGTGCCCGCGCCAGCCTGAATGTCCTTGGTTATCTGCCGGCGTAACGTGCGGTCAACTTTGTTTATTTCAGCTAGTGCCTCTTGAATGCCATAGACCTGGTAACTAGCGCTGGTGGGCATTTTGTTTGCGCTGCCTTTCAAGTATGTCTATGACGGTGGCGAGGTCTGGTAACTCAAAGTCTACACTTGGGGGCCACCAGCCCGTGTGCAATAGCAGTTCGGCTAGTTGTCGCCGGACGGTGCCGGCTCTGTAAAACTTTGTGGCTCGCTGTCTACGACTTCTAGCAGCTCAATGGTGTTAATGAATGCGTCGAGTGTGGCGGGCACCACGATGCCAGCGCGTTGGCTTGCGTCCCATGCCATAAAGGCTAAATCTTCCATGCCTACGCCTGCGCCTAGGTCACTGGCGCGACGCTTAAAGCGCCTTTCCCATGCGACAATGACCGCGAGGCTAGTGACAACCTCGTAGGCGTTTTCGTTTTGGCGTTGAACTTTGAGCCGTAATTGCATGTCGGGCTACCTTTCGGGTTTGGGTTTGGTTATGCGCCGGTGGAAACGCTGTAAACGCCACCAGTAAAAGTGATGTCAATTGTATCGAGCGCGCCGAGTTGGCCGTTGACAAGTGGCAACGTTTCAAGATACGCACCGGTGAGGGTGTGTTCTGGGTTTGTTGCTGAGGTGGTGCCGGTGCTTGGCTTCACTTTGACGGTGGTTTGTGTACCGACAAGAGCTGACAAAGTGGCGTATGTTTCGGTCGCTGCGTAAGAGTTGTACAGCGTGACGGTCAACGAGTTGTTAGACAGGCCGTTTGTGTAAACGCGTGATGTGGAACCAAAAGCGGTGGACTCTAACGCCTCGATGACGCGTGTAAACACTGCGCTGGTTACTTGGTCGGTTAGGTCTACCGCGTTGATGGTTACGACTGGGTTTGAAAGATAGGTGCTAGTTGCCATGGTGTTTAGTCCTCGCTTGGTTCTTGTTCTGTTTTAGCAGGTTTTGGGTCGGTTTTGGTGGACGTTTCGGCAAGGAAACCGCCAGCGATAAGCGCTAACACATTAACGCCGTCTTTTTCAGCTGCCGCAGCGTCAAAGAAATCGCCAATTTTGCCTAAACGTTCGCTTGAAATCTTAAACATAGTTAGCCTTTCACGCTGTCTGTGCTTGCATTGTAATCGTCAAATCGTATGCCGGATAGTCCGCGCCGCCTATCATGGCGATAGTTGGCCGTCCGTCCGTCAACCCAACATTAGCGCCAAGCACCATGCTGGCGAGGTTTAGTAACGAGCGTTGCGCGTCGAGGTTGTTTGGCCCCAGGGTGATGACGCGTACTGGGAATATCATTTTTACAATGTTGTAGTTAAACGCCTCGAATGTTGGCGCGTCAATAAACGCGCATGGCGGTACAAGGTTGCGCGGGTCGTTGACCACTTGCAGGCCCGTGATGGTGCCAAGTTTGGTGGTGAGGTCGTCTAGAGCCTCGTTAAACAGGTCTGTGAACGCCGTAGGCATGCGCTATGCCACTTGCGGTCTGTCAATGCCAAGCAGTTGTTTAATCACGCCTGACAGGCCCGTAACGGATACTGCGCCACCATCGCCAAAACTGGCGAACGAGTCAATAGAGCCGCGTTGGCGGTAAAGCATGCCGCCGTATTGGATAGTGCCGAGCGTTACGTCACCACTAGGGCTGGTAGTCAGCGAGTCAATATAACCAGCCTCTTGCCGGCGGCGGTAACAGAATGCGTTTGCAGCTGATGCGCACTGAGTTAGGAAAGTTGTATCGGCTGCCGTAGCTGTGCCAATGCCTAACCAGTCCTCAATGTTTGCAGCGGTAATCCATGTACACGTTTGGGTGTATGTGACTGTGCCGGTAGCAGCTGTGCGCGTTAAATCTGTGCCAGAGCGTGCGTAAAGCACTTGGTTTTCTATGGCTACGTTGTAGTCATAAACCAAATCGCCCTCAGCGTCAGTGCCGATATACAAATACTCTGGTAATGCGTACACGGTGTACGTGCCGTTGAATGTTGCGTCAACGGCCGCCACTGTGATGCTTTGACCTACAGCAATTTCGTTGCTGGTGAGCAGTTGTAAGACTGCGTAGTTGTCGAGTAACGACTTGTGGGTTACTGAGTAAACCGCCATGGCGGTAGCCCGCCTTTCGGGTTAAGCCTGAGTAATTTTCTGAATCATGTTGGCGTTAGCAGCGAATGTTGCTGCATAACCAAACACGCTCATTTGGCGACCCAATGTGTTTGGAACTTCAACGGTGAGCATGCCGCGGTCTTGGCGGTAAATCTCAAATGCGTTCTGGTTCATAATTACCATTGTCTTGGCTGCAAACTTGTTGTCTACGACAATCTGCAAACCAAGTGGGTTCATACCCGACCATGAAGTTGCCTGCCCAGCGCCAAGGCTGTTCTGGCCGTTCAAGCCAGGTGCGCCAATGCTTGGGAAAATTGGGCGGTTAGTCGTGTCGACAAGTTGTCCCATGAGAGCCCATGTTGCTGGGTCCACGAAAATGTGGGTAGGCAAGTAGTTTGTTGCTGCGCTGGTAACTACTGCTGCATCGTAAATTGACTTCATAAGGTCAGTTACTGAAAGGTCCCAAACGCCGGCTGAGGTTGCAGCTGCAAGCAAGTTGTCTGCTGCGAAATTGTCAATGGCGGTGAGGTACTGGCCTGCAAGGTCTTGCACAATAATTTGCATTGCGGCAGGGTCTGTAAAGTCCAATACCTGGTAGGACAACTGGGCACTACCAGCGAAAGTTTTTTTAGTGACCGTATTTGCGGCAATGACTGCGGTGGTTGCTGATACTGCGGTGAGTTCAGTTGTCTGTTCTGCCACGGTTGGGTGGGTCGTCCATGTTGGGCGAATGAATGTTGCGCCAGCGCCACTGTTGGGCATTGCGCGAGTGCCGAGTGCTGACAACACAGGGGCGATGTAGTTAATATCCGCGAACACAGGACCCAAAATAGGAACCGGTACCAAACCTGCGTCATTGCTCAGTACGTTGTCGCCAGCAGCGGCCTCGATAGGCGACTTGTGGTATGCGCGGTACTCAGAGAAAATGCGTTGTGCAGCTGCGGCTACTTCGCCGCCTTTGTGCATTGCTGCGACAAACTCGCCGGCGCTTGGCAAACGTGGTTCGCGCTTAGCGGTAGCAAAAACTGGTGCTGATGCTTCGATAACTTCTGGTGCTACTGGTTCTGACATTTCGGTTACTTCCTCTGGTAAAGGTTCGTCTGTGGATAAGTCTATATCGGTTGTTTCGGGTTCTTGGTGGATACTTGCTGCCACATCGGTGATGGTGGCACCGGCAAATGCGGGCTGGGGGACTAATGACAACTCTAGCCAATCGGCTGCGGCGATAATCATTACGCCGTCCTCGTCAAACTTGAAGTCTGTCGGGTTCACGCCAACGCTTACAGAGTCGAGCACGCCGTCAGCTGCGAGCACTAGAGCCTCGTCGCCAAGGGCTGTGGTGGATACTTTGGCGGTGAAGTACATTGCGGTGTCGTCTGCGGTGCGCTCGGTCACTAAGCCAATGGCTTGGGTTGAGTCGTGGCTCATGTAGAGCTTGGGGGCCTTGCCCTCGACGGGCAATGAGCCTGGCAAAAATGAAACCTCTTGGCCGCCAGAGACTGTGGCGGTGGTGTTGTATGGCAGGGCAATGCCGGTAATGGTGCGTTTTGGTGTGCCGTCTGCGGCTGCTGCGTCAACACTAAAAGTGCTGGTGGTTAATCTAATCATGATGCCATTTCCTCTTGTGTGTTTTCTTGTGGCTGGTTATCGGGCATTGCGTCGGCTACGTAGTTTTCTCCCAAGTACGACTCTGAATCAAACTTCACAAACGTGCCTCTTGGCAGAACATTGTTCATACTCAATGTGCTGGCGATGCAATCCGCGTAAGGTTTCACGCCAAAAATGTACAGGTCGGCGCGCGACTGCTCAGAGCTTGTGTATGCGTAAGCGCCAGTAGAAACGCCCACAAGATATGGCGGTACGCCACACAGACGCGCCAAGTCGAGTGCGCTGTACTGTGCGCTTTCAATCATCAGCATTTTATCTGGGGTCGCCGTTGACGGCTCGTAAGATAGATACTCGTTCAGCGCGGCGGTCTGATTAGTCAAGCGGGCTTGGTTAAAAGCTGCTGCAAGGTCTGACAACTCTTGCGCGCTCAAAGGCTCGCCACCGGTCTGCCGCAAAACGCCAGACGGTAAGGAACTGCGGGCATAGGTATAACGTGAGTCCTCTATTTTAAGCGCGGTCGCAATGGTCTGTTGGCTCGAATAAACGATGCCTTGAATCGGTGAAAGAAACTGCACTATGTCGTTAGCGTTCATCGGGTTGCCGGCAAAGTAAATGTCTTGCGATGGTCCAAACGGCACGGTGCTTACTGTGTCGCCAAGGGTGATGCTGCCAACTGGTAGGCGCTTGAACTTACTTGGAAAGCCATCAGCCGAGCGCTCAGAAATGTACCAGTAGGCGCGACCGTAGAACAGGAGGTCATCGAGCGTCCAAGCCATGAGGAAGTTATAGGTAACGCTGGGGTCGGGCTGGCGCAACCATGACCGCGGCGCTAATGGAATCTCTTCCATCTCGCCCTCGGTTTCGTCCCACATTTCGCCGTACATTTTTAACGGCATGCAGCTGATAACTGAGGCCAGCAAGTCTCGAGCACGGGAAACGGTAGCCAACTGCATTGCTGCGCCGCGGCGTTCGCCCTCAACATAGTTAAAAAAGTTGTTGACAGGGTTATTAGAAATGCCTGGCGTATTAGCAAAACCTACGGCCGCTTTAATCTCTGGGTCAACACTCGCGCCCATTGCAGCAGTTTTGTTTTTGCCAAATATAGCCATGTGGATATTGTGCCATTCTTGAGAGCGTGAGTTGTGGATAACCTCGCAAATCCCGACGAAATGCGAGGCCGTCCGACCATGAGTGTACTACCTTGAGATAACTAGTAAAGGCTTGCCGGCAGAACTTGGGCGGGACTCAAGAGCGGCGGCCCATACCATGCA